ATCGGCTGGCCTGACTTGGGCAACCGTGTCGCCCATCTCGTAGTTGCCGCCCACCACGTTGCTTTCAAACTTAAACCGCATCTGACGGCGCTGCTCACGGATGTACACAACCTGCTGTTCAGCCGAGGTAGCCGTTGCCGGGAATGATACGGGATCGCTGGTGACCTGGGCTGCACGGGCGTTGGAATACGAGCCGGTGACTTGGACGGTCATATCCCCAGACTGCACAAAGTCAGGCTCAAAGTAGTCCACATACAGGCCACGGTTATTTCCGTTTTGCCCTTCGGCTGGCCAGATAGAGTTGGTTTCAAAGTACGACTGGATGGCTGACGTATTAGACCCGTCAACATCATCAACGCCATATTCTTGTTGCCAAAGCTTGTAACCATTGGTCGTTGCATCAGCAACAACACCCGTCATCAGCGGCGAACGGAACACACGCGCAAACTGGCCGGTAGAGCGGCCACCGTTTGGAAGTTCGGTGTCGTACCAAACCGCATATCCAAACAGCCGAGATAGCCTGACGTTATAGATAACGGCATGGGTACATTCGGTGGCTTCGCCGCGTGGATAACACCACCAGATTTCGCCCCAACGCGGAATCTTGAAGGCAAACACTTTCTGCGACTGGGCGTAGTTCAGGTTGTCGTAGAACCAGTTAAGGTTCATGCCGTTTTCAACTTCCTGAATAACACCGTTAAAGCTCAAGAAGTGATCTATGCCAGCCCAGTAATAGATGCCGTCATACTCGATAATGCACTGAGATGACAACAAGCTGTAGGCCGAAGTGATGTTGTCAAAATTAAATGTTGCATCGCCACCCACAAATGTCATGCGGATAAGAGAGTCAACACCCCAGATTAAACCAGAAGGACCGTTACCAGCACCAGCACGCACGGGGAGGCCATACACTAGCTTTGAAGCTGTTGGCCTAACACTTTCCCATATTCCAGTTACAGTATTGGGGGCGTCTACTGATGTGTAATTAACAACACCATTATTTCCGTAGCTAACGGCAAACGGTCCAAGAGCCATAACACCACCAGATACATTAGGTGATGTTGTTGCTACCAGTGCGTCTGCGTCTGTTACTATTCCGTAGTAAACAGGTCTGTCCTCGTTTGCAGTAATGTCGGTTAAATTTGGTGCGGCATGTGCAAGCAGATATGAATCTAATCCCGTAAGAACAGATAAGTTATCAAACTGCCAAAGGTTATTGTCATCAGCCGTAAAACCTACTGGCGTTCTGTTGGTAACAGAAGATATGACGCCATCTTGGTCAATTTTAAATCGTTCCAATCCACCAGACCAGCCAGTGTGGGTATACGCGGTTAGGCCGCTGTTAAAGACGTTAAGGCCGCGAGAGATGCCAGACAACTGTGTTGTCAGACTGCGATAACCGCCCATCTTGCGCGGCAAGCCCTTACGAAGCTGAAAGCGGCACCATTGTGTATCGACATAGTTTTCCCCCTCCAGAAGAGTGCCATCGCGTTTGCACCCTGGCTGAGAAGCAATTATTAATGGGTTTAAATCTGCCATTAACTAAACATCTGAACATAACTGAACGCATCAAGCGTACTTGGCACGTTAAGATTTTTTTGTGCTGATGAAGCTGTAATGGCACTAGTGCCGCCAGCACTAACAGCAACTGGAGAAGACAATCCATTCGTAAATGAATCTACAACTGAAGTTCCATTACAGTAGAGAATCTCTCTTCTTGATGACACCGCATCATTTGTAATAGCAACCCCTGGACTTACCTGCGTTGCGGTTCTAAATCCAAAAACATAAGTTGAAGTACCAACAGTTGAATTGTCAGTCCAAAATTGTTGAACTGTATTTGGAACAACAACATCCATATCTGCTGTTAAAGTTCCTGTAAATTTAATTGCTGTGTAAGTAAGATTTGCAGGTGTCGTAGCTAGATAATATGGACTAACGACTCCTGTAAGGCTTATCGCTGTATATGTAAAAGCAAGAAGTGGGTCTTGTCCAAAACCAACGCTATAGAAATTTGTGCCATCAGTAATAACTGTGCAACTGTCTGTTACTTGAAGAGTCTTTGTCGCAACGCCATCTATTTTCCCACTTGGAGGCGTAAGCACAATCGCACCAGTGCCTTGGTTCACGATGTTAACAAACCAGCCAGTTGTAAGCGTTGCTGGGGCTGAGAAATTAATAATACCAGCGCCCCCAGTCCATATAACCAGAGCGGCACGTTGAGCCGTTGTCATGGTCTGAGGAGTTGTACTATAGGAAACTGTTGGATATTCTTGATTTAGCGTAGTGGTAATTGCTTTAATACCCAGGCCAGCAAGCGCAGCCGCTGTAGCCGACGATGTACCAGCACCGGCCTGATAAACGCGATACGCGCCGGAAGCTGTGCTGTTGTCGGTTACATATGCCGACCAAGCCGCACCAGCGGTAGCGGTTAGAACAGTGCCTCCCCCGTTGGCCAACACCGTGAAGGCACTAGTGCCTACGTTATTAAACAGCATGTTGTAGCCAACCGAGACTTGGTTGGCTGGGGGCAGCGTGAAGGTCAAGCCGGTCGCTGTACCGAAGCTGATGTCGTTGATCGCCGCGACTACGTTCTGGCTGGTCGAGGCTTCAATCGGCCATACGGTCGTAATGTTAGAAGTGGAAGTATAAGACTTATAGCTAGGCTGCGCTGGGTCGAGCGTTCCGCCGCCGAATACTTGTGTAAAGCTGGTCACGCCGTATTCCTTTTCTGTGCGCGGTCGAGAATCTTCTGCAAGTCCTCGCTGTTCAATCCCGACATATCCCGGTCATAAGCCTGGGACCAAGCAGCGGATTGTTCTGGGTTCTTCAGGTACGTAAACGCTTCAACCAACGTGCCGTGAAGCAGGGCGTTGGGCGCGTATTCCGTTAGCCAGTTCGTCTGCGAAGTGTCATCCAACAACGGCGGAAGCTGCCAGTAGTTGATTTCATACGGAAACGTCGTTGACGGCGTCGGCACGAAGATCAGATGGTTATAGTCATAATCAGCATAATACTTGGGCGTGCCGGTCTGAGTATCATCCGGCCAGTATGTACGGATGTACTCATACGAACGGGGCAGGAGCGTAACGCGGGTATTGAATGTCGTCGCAGTGCTAACATTGGTGCCGACGTTGATGCTGATAGTTTCGCGCCAACGGTCGGGCTTCTGGTAAACGCCAACAGACGCTGTGTAGGCGGTGTTTACGTTGTTGATAAAACCCTGGATTTTAAGCTCACGCGCAATCTGACGCTCACGCAAGTTAATGAACCCAGGAAGCTGGGTGTTGAACTGCGTATCAACAGCCGAGCCACCGCGTTCGCAGTAAGAGCGAACATCGGCTTGCAGACTGGTAAAGGTCATTGCTGTAGGCATTTATGGGTACGCAATGTTTGTTGCACTTGCTCTTTGAAAGTATGTAGTGCCAAAAACTCCGCTTGGGAAATGAGCAAATTGCCAAGTCAATGAAGGATAAAAACTAGTTACGCTTCCACCTCCAGTGTGTGCTAGGCCCATTACATTACCAGTCGTCCCCGTGGTGACGGCATCAACAACAAGAGTATAAACCTGAGCGGGGGCGTTGGTTGGGAAAAAAATATAAGGGCCATACGGTTGATTTGTTGCTGTTCCTGAAATGAAAAGGACGCTGCTTTTTACCTGTGTATCGGTTAAAGTTATACTCCCAGTAAGGGCTGTAGACGCCAAAATGTTAACTATAGAAGGAACAAATGTTGATGCGTTTGTTGGCGGAGTAAACGGCGTCATTGGATTGCCCATGATGCACCTACGCCGAAGCTGTGTAAGTTCGCGTCACGCCGCCGTAAGCCACAATTCCACTAGCACTAGACCAAATGCCAATAGCACCGCTGCCACTAATAGGGCTACCGGGCATAATTAACGCATATGAAGAAGTTGCTACAGTTACTGGAATTGATTGCGTGGTCGCGGTAGACCCCATTTGTAAAAAAGCAATTACGTTTGTAGTAACCCCAACATTGGCAACGTAAATAATCGGAACATCGTAAGCCTTGGCATCTGCCGTATGAATTAATGTTCCTCCACCGGCAGCACTTGTCGCGGAAATAACAATTACAGGAGTGCTTGGAAGCGCCGCGCTAAACGGAAAGAAGTCTGTGGTCGGAGAAGTCCCCGGCCCACGGCCAATGAATGTTGTCATCAGGTTATCTCCACAATAGTGGCAATGGCATCAAGGCCACCAGTTGCATACGCAATTATTTGAATCGAGCCGCCAGTGGGCAGTACGTGTTTCTCAACACCAACCGCTACGACGGACCCACCGGGAGGAACCGGCGTTTTCCTGGCGACGAAGTAAGTTGTGGACCCATCGTTCAAGCCAATGTCGGCATAGTTCATGGCGTTTGAAGTGGCGCTGTTAGCCAACGTAAGACCAACAATCATGCCCCTGGTACTGGCTGGGACGGTGTAGCTGCCAACCGTAGCGGCAGTTGTGGCCGTCGTAATAGACGCCTTAAAGAGATACTGCGTTGCTGTAAATGCCATTAGACCATTCCTTCAACTTCTACCCAGCTAAGGGTCGGCTCGTCCCAACGGTACATCTTGCCGTCATCTGGCTTAGGCACAGGGGCTTGCCAGTCGGCGTTAGCGTCCAGCGCCCAAGACGGGTACGGCTGGGGGGTGATGAATGCATCCCGGCCAGCGTCGTAAGTGTAGCCAATCCCAGCGTAATTCTTGCGAATATTACCATTATAACTGGTCTGCTTCCAAGTTCCGCCTAGCAAGCGTTCGCAGAAAGCCGCACCAATGTACTCTTTTTCCACACCATTTGCATCGGCGGTGTCGGGGTTGCCG